GTGTTCTCTCCCCCCGTCATGAAATCGCCGCCGGAGGTGGGTTTTGGCCAGGCCAAGCCGCAATATGGCCGGAGCGGTCGACGAAGCTCTGCGGTCGGCAAAGATCGCGCCCAAACACATCGCCGCGGCGACGCTGGCCCGGAAGTACGCCGAAGCGATCGACGCGGCCCGCGGCGGCGGCGACGGCGGCCAGGCGCTCGCCGACCTCGGGCCGAAGCTGCTCGCTACCCTCACCGCGCTCGGTTTGACGGTTGCCGCCAAGCATGCGACCGGCAAGGGAACGCCCGATGACCCCAAGTCTCCGCGCGGTGTCCTCCGCCAGCTGCGCGACGATGCCACCGGGCCGTGAGCAGCTGCTCGGCTCGACCGAGCCGCGGCTCTGGACCCCGCCGCTGCGTGAACTGACCCCGGAAACCTCATACGGGTTCGGCGTGATCCGGTTCGCCGCCGACGTGCTCGGCGAACCGCTCGACCCGTGGGAATCGTGGGCCGTGGTCCACGGCGGCGAACTGCTGCCCGACGGGCGCCCGCGGTTCCGGACCGTGCTGCTGCTCGTCGCCCGCCAGAATGGCAAGACGCATCTGTGCAAGGTGCTCGCGCTCTACTGGCTGTTTGTGGTGCGGCTGCGGCTGGTGCTGGGCACCTCGACGAACCTCGACTACGCCCGCGAATCGTGGGAATCGGCGGTCGCCGACGCCACCGAAAACGAGGCGCTGGCCGACCTCGTGCCCGCGTCGGGCGGGATCCGCCGCACCAACGGTGAGCAGACCCTCACCACGACCGACCGATGCCGCTACAAGATCGCCGCGGCGACCCGCAAAGGCGGCCGGTCGCTGTCGATCGACCGGCTGATCTGTGACGAACTGCGCGAGCACCGGTCGTGGGATTCGTACAACGCCGCGGTGTTCGCGATGAACGCCCGCCCGTACGGGCAGGCGTGGCTTATCTCGAATATGGGCGACGATTCGTCGGTGGTGCTGAACGCGCTCCGCGCAGCTGCGCTCGCCGGAACTGATCAGCGGCTCGGCCTGATCGAATACTCCGCGCCCGACGGGTGTGAGGTCGACGACCTGGCCGCCATCGCCGCGGCTAACCCGAACCTGGGGCGCCGGATCGACCTCGACACAATCATCGGCGCCGCGGTCCGCGCCAAAGCCGCGGGCGGCGATGAGGAAGCCGGATACAGGACCGAGGTGCTGTGCCAGCGGGTCCGCACGCTGAACGTCGCGGTCGACGGCGGGAAGTGGAGCTCCACTGCAGTGGCCGGGAACCTCGACGCGGCGCGGCGCCGGATCGCGGCCTGTTTCGATATCTCCCCCGACGGGCTGCATGCCGCGCTGCTCGCCGCCGCGGTGATCCGGCCCGGGATCGTCCGCGTCGAGGTCGTCGCCGCGTGGTCGGGGCTCGGCGCCGCGTCCAAGATGCGCGCCGACCTGCCCGGGTGGCTGGCCCGGGTCCGGCCGCGGGCACTCGGCTGGTTTCCCGGCGGCCCGGGCGCCGCTATGGCCGCCGATATGGCCAAGCGGCCCGGGTTCCCGCCCGCCGGGTGCACTGTGACCGGGATCAAAGCCGAAACGACGTCTGTTTGCATGGGGCTCGCCGAGCAGGTCGCCGCCGAAGCGGTCGAGCATCCCGACGACCAGCTGATGAACGCCCACATACTCGGCGCGGAGAAGCTGCCACGCGGCGACGGGTGGGTGTTCAGCCGCAAAGGCGAGGGGCACTGCAACGTCGCCTATGCGGCGGCCGGTGCAGTCCACCTCGCCAGGCTGCTGCCGCCGCCGCGGTCGACACGGCTGATCGTCCCGACCTCGGTATCGGCCGGCCAGAAAGCGCAAAGTGCCAAAACCCGCGCCGTGGCCGTAACTAAGTTACCGGCCGGGGTACCCTGACCTCGTGAGATGGCCCTGGTCACGCGCTGCCCGCGAACCCGCTGTCGCCATGACTGGCACCCGCCCGGCGGTCGCCTATTCCGTCGGGGTCGACGACCTTATCGGGATCGCGACCGGCGGCACCTGGCCGTCGGTGCCCACGGCGGCGACCCGGCTGCAGGCGCTCGCCGTCCCGGCGGTGCTCCGCGGCCGGAACCTGATCGCGGGCACGATCGCGTCGCTTCCATTGCGGACCCTCGACCGGCTGAACAACCCGGTCGACGTCGCGCTGCTGCGCCAGATCGACCCCGACGTGCCCAACTCGGTCACGCTGGCCATGACGGTAGAGGATTTGCTGTTCGAGGGGATCAGCTGGTGGCAGACACTCGCCCGCGATTACTACGGGTTCCCGGCGTCGGCCCGTCACCTCGACGCCGACAAAGTGTTCACGCAGATCCCGCCCGGGTTCCCGCTGTCGAGCCTGCCGTCGGACTACATGCCCGGGTCGCACGTCTTCGTCGGTTCCTACGCCGTGCCCGCCCGGAACATCATCCGGTTTGACTCGCCGAATCCTCCGCTGCTCGTCGCCGCGGGCGGCGCGATCCGGCGCGCGCTGAAACTGGAGCAGGCCGCGGACCGGTATGCCGACGACCCGGCGGCCCGCGAATTCTTCACCCCGGTCGATGGGGTCGATCCCGACGATGACGAGGTGACGGCGATGCTCGACGCCTGGCTCGCGGCCCGCCAGCTGCGCGCGGCGGCCTACGTCCCGGCCGGGTTCGAGCGGCACGAGGCGCAATCACTGTCCCCGGTCGACCTGCAGCTGTCGCAGCTGCAGGACAAGGCCACGCTCGCGCTCGCGAACGCGATGGGGCTCGACCCGGAGGATCTGGGCGTGTCGACGACCAGCCGGACGTATCAGAATGCGGTCGACCGCCGCCAGGACCGGGTTAACGAGTGCTACGGGCCGTATATTCAGGCGCTCGAAGACCGTCTGAGCATGGGAGACATCACCCGGCGGGGCCAGCGGGCATGTTTCGACCTCGACGATTTCCTCAAGGCCGCGCCGCTCGAACGGGCGCAGACACAGCAGGTTTATCACGAGATCGGGGCGCTGTCGGTTCCCGAAATCCGCGCCGCGGAGTATCTTCCGGTTACAGATCCCTCCGCGGACTACCCTGCCACTCCCCCCCGGCAGCAGATAGCCGCCACCGGATCCCCCGCCGCGCCGGTTGCTGACGCCGCGACCGGCGCGGCCGGGCTCAGTCTCGTGATGCACGGCGACGACCCGGCCGGGCTGATATTCGACGCCGACGACCTGGCCGCCGGGTTCGCCGTGAATGAGGAACGCCGCACCATCACCGGCATAGTCGTCCCGTGGGGCAAGATCGGCCGGGCGGGTGGCCGTAAGTGGCGATTCGACCCGGGGTCGCTCAAATTCAGCGCGGCCCGGGTTAACCGGATCAAGCTGCTGAACGATCATGATTCGTCCCTGGCCGTGGGCCGGGTCGAGCGCACATGGACGGACGGGGCGGGGCAATGGGCGACGTTCAAAGTTGCCCGCGGCCACGACGGCGACCAGGCGCTCGCGCTCGCTCACGACGGGGTGAAAGACGGGCTGTCGGTAGGGGTCGGGTGGGAAGGGGACGCCTCGACGTTCGCTCACCACCCGGACCCGGCCGACGGGTCGGTGCAGGTGGTCACATCGGCGCCGTGGCGTGAGACTTCCCTGGTCGCATTGCCAGCGTTCGACGACGCGAGAGCGACCGCGGTCACAATGGCCGCGGCCAACGGAAGGACAGACGCTATGCCTTGTGGAACCTGCGGGCAGATTCACGCCGAGGGCACAGCGTGCCCGACCGCGCCCGCGCCCGCGCCCGTGCCCGCGGCACCCGCCGCACAGTTCGACGCCGCCGCGATGCAGACCGCGGTCGCTGCGGCGGTCGCCGCCGCGTTCACACAGCACGGCGGCCAGGCGCCCGCGCCCGCCGCGCCCGGGGCCGTGCCCGCCCCGGATCCGGTAAACCCGGTCCGCCCGGTGCCCGGGACCGTGCGGGAGGCGCCGCTTTACCGGTTCGACGGCGGCAAGGCGCAGCGGGTGTTCTCCGCCGACCTGGCCGCCGCCGCGCGTGGCGACACCGAAGCGCGGGAGATCCTGGACCGGTATATGGCCACCGATATGGCCGCACAGTTCACCAACGTCGCCCCGACCGACGTCGACGAACTGAACCCGGTTCCGACCCGGCCGGAACTGTACGTCCCGAAGCTCGATTTCCCCCGGCCGCTCGGGCGGATGGTCACGCTCGGGCCGCTGAACGACCTGATCGCGTTTTTCATCCCGCAGTTCTCGTCGGCGAGCGGCCTGGTCGCCAACCACACCCCGGGAACCGAGCCGAGCAGCGGGACCTTTGTGACGACCAAAGCGACCGTGACCCCGGTGGGGCTGTCCGGCCGCGTCGACGTGGACCGGGAAATCATCGACTCGGGCGGGTCGCCGCAAGCCGACCAGCTGATCTACGCGGAGATGGTGCGGGCGTACAACGAGAAACTGGAAACCCGCATCGTCGACATGCTGCAGGCGCTGTCGCTGTCCGACACCGACATCGTGGGCGTCGACAACGTGCTGCAGTCCGCGCTGATCGAGACGCTGGCCGGCCTGCAGTTCGTCCGCGGCGGCGACCGGTATTCATCGCTCGCGCTCGACTCGACCCTGTACAACGCGATCACGGGCGCCGTCGACGGCGAGCACCGGCCATTGTTCCCGATGGTCGGGGCCACCAACACCGACGGCACCGTGTCGGCCGACCTGTCGTCGGTGCGGATCGGGTCGAAGACGGGCGTGCCCGCGTGGGCGCTGGAGACCGCGAACGGCGGCCCGGCTAAGTCGTTCCTGTTCTGCCCGGGGTCGGTTTACCAGTGGGCCAGCGCGCCGCGCCGGTTCGATTTCACGCAGGTGAACGTCTCCAGCGTGGCAATCGCGATCTGGGGTTACAGCGCGGAGGCGATGACCCGGACCGGGGACGTGCTGCAGCTGGCCTACGCAGTGAGCTGACTTCCTGCCCGTCGGTAGGAATTACTCGAGCGGAGTCCTGACGTGGGGAGGTGACCAGTGGACGCGGTTTATATCGTGCGGCCCGCCGCGCATAGCGAGGAACTGCGGTATTCGCTGCGTTCGCTGGTCAACCTTCCCCACGACCGGGTGATCCTGGTCGGCCACCTCCCGGCGTGGGCGGCCGGGGTGAAGCACATCCCGACCGTCCCGGGCACGTCGAGGTCGAGGAATATCCTCCGGAACTGGCAGGCCGCGTGTTTGTCGGTCGAGGTCTCCGACCCGTTTATCCGGCTGGCCGATGACCACTTCATCACCAGCCCGGTTGGCCAGCTGGTGACGTGCCAGCGTGGCAGCCTGGCCACGGTCGCCCGGGCGGCCACTTCGTCGTACGGGTGGCGCCAGGAAGTCCGGGTCACCGATAAGTGGCTGCAGTCCCACGAAATCGGCCGGCCACTGTGTTACGACCTGCACCGGCCCAACGTCATGACGAAAGCCGAGTTCCTGCATGCGCTCGCGCTGTCGTCGAAAGATCCGCGTCTGCTGCCGCTGTCGGTATGGGGCAACCTTTACGAACCGGACGCGCCCGAAGCAGCGAACGCCAAAGTTACCCGCGACGACCCGCTGCCCGGTGGGCCGTTCGCCTCGACGTCCGACGCCGCGTTCGCGACCGGGCAGGCCGGGCGCCAGCTGCGCGCGATGTTCCCCAACCCGTCCCCGTATGAGGTGAGCGGACAGTGACCGACCTGGTGGCCGCCGACATCGTGACCTATATCGGCGCCGACGCCGCGATCCGGTGGCTGGTCGTGGTCGATATGGCCGACACCTATCCGGCTATCGACGAAGCGCTCGCGACCGAAACCGCGGCGCAGCTGCGGCGGTGCACCTGGCCGACCGACCCGGCCACGGGCGACGACCTGCCCGACACCGACGTGCCCGATCTGGTCGAGGCGCTGAAACGCCGGGTGCAGCGCAATCTTGCCATGCGCCCGCTGCCGCTCGCGCTGGTCACCGACGGCGGCGCCGACCAGCCGGTGCGGCTGGGCGGCACCGACCCGGAGGTGCGGCGCCTCGAAGCACCATTCCGGCGCCGGGTGGTCGGGTGACGACCCGGGCCGACGTAGCGGCCGCTTTGTCCACGGTCGCCGACGTCACCGGCAGTACCTACCGGCCGTCGGTGCTCGGGTCCGGTATGGCGTGGCCGCAGATCGCGTCGTGGGACCGGGATACCGGGCAGGCGTTTATCCGCACCTGGTCGGCGTATGTGATCTTGCCGCAGGATGAGCGCGGCGCCGCGCAATGGCTCGACGACCACCTCGACGGCCTGGCCGCCGCGCTCGCCGCGGTGATGTTCGTCGACCGGATTGCGCCCGTGATGCTGGCCGCGGGCAATGGAAGCATGTTCGCCGCACTGGTAACCGGAAGATCGGAGTAAGGAACGATGACAGCACCAACGGGCGCCTACGTGCTCAGGAACGCCACCATCACGATTGGGGCGACGACGTTCTCGAATCAGCTGACTAAGGCGCAGCTTGTCCCGGACACCCCGGTTCAGACCCTCAAGACGCTTGTGCCCGACGGGGTGGTGCAGGATGTCGATACGACCAGCTGGACACTCGAACTGGCCGGGGTGCAGGACTGGACCAATACCACCGGGATCGCCGATTCGCTGAACGACGCGAACGGGACACAGGTCGACTGTGTGCTCATTCCCAAAGCGGGCGTCGGCAAGCCGAAAGCCACATTCACTATCGTCGCGATGCCCGTCGATTTCGGTGGTGAGCAAGGATCGTTTAACACGTTCGAGGCGACGTTCCCGGTCGTCGGCGAGCCGGTGTTCGGCACCGAGAGCAGCTGACCGATGCTTGCCCGTCCCCTGCAGCTGCAGATCATGTTCGAAGACGGCGCCACCGAACGGGTCGCCGCGGATCAGCGCGACGCCGTGGTGTTCGAGCGCGAGATGAAAACCGGTTACGTCACCGCGCTCGACACAATGCCCGTGACCCTGTTCCGGTTCCTGGCCTGGCATGCGTCGGTCCGCACCGGCCGGGTCGACCCGAAACGGGTGAAGCGGAGCGAGTGGGAAGCGGCGGTCGTCGCGGTCGAACCGGCGGGCGACCCTGCCGAACCGGACCCTACTGGCCGCCCGGTGCCACCCGGCGGGGATGTCTTCAACTCGCCATTGCCACCGGGCAGAGTTTCGTCGAGATCATCACCCGGTGGGAACCCGAAGACGTAGCGACCGCGTTCCTGCTGCTCGACGAAGCGAGGGACGCCAGGCGGCCTAGGAGGTGACGGGCGGGGCATGGCCGGGAACATCATTCACGTATCGGGTGCGGAAAAACTGGCGCTAGTCGGCACGGCTATGCGGCGGCTCGGCGCCGAACGGGTGATCGTCAAGGAAATGTCGAAACGGATCCGGCGGCTGGCCGGGCCGTTCCGCGACGCGGTGAAGACGTCGGCCCGTTCGACGCTGCCGCATCACGGCGGGCTCGGCGAGTGGGTCGCCCGGTCCCGCATGATCACATCGGTACGGACGACCACCCGTTCGGCTGGGGTGCGGCTGGTCGCCCGCCGCACGTCGCTGCGCGGGGCGTCGGACATTGCCCGGATCGACGCCGGGCGGGTCCGTCACCCGCTGTTCGGCGACCGCGCGCACTGGTATGCCGAAGCGGTCACGGCCGGTTTCGGAACCCGGGTGCTCGATGGGCCGGTCGCTGATGAGTTCCGGCAGGAGATCGGCGCGGCGGTCGATGACGCGATAGCGGAGGTGCTGCGTGGCATCTGACAAGGATCTGAACCTCGCGATCACCGGGGAAGATTTCACCGGCCACGCCACCAACTCGGCTGGCCGCAATTTCGACCAGCTGGGCCGTAAGGTTCACGGGTTTTCGACGTCCGCGACTAAGGACGTCGAGGGATTCGCCGAGTCGGCCGAGAGCGCGGGCCAGTCCGTCGGGAAGCTGTCGAACCTGGCCATGCCCGCGCTGATCGCCGCGGGCACGATCCTTTCACCGGTTGCGGTCACCCTCGCGGCCGGGCTCGGCGGCCTGGCCGCCGCGGCGGTCGGCACGATTAAGCCGGTCCTCGAATCGAAAGACGGGATCACCGGGCTCGACGGCGAGCAGCAGCGCGCGTTTAAGTCGGTGCAGCTGCTCAAATCCGGATACAAGGATTTTCAGAAGTCACTCGAACCCGCGGTCGTCGACGATTTCGCCGCCGGGATCAAACTCGCGTCGGGCCTGATGCGTGATGTTCAGCCCATCGCCAAAGCCACCGGTACGGCGTTGCGTGGCGTGCTCGGCGGGATCGATGACGAGTTCTCGTCGGGCAAGTGGCAGCAGTTTTTCGGGTTCATGGCGAAAGAAGCCGCGCCGGATGTGCGGCTGGTCGGCTCGACCCTGATCAGCCTGCTCGACGTGCTGCCGCCGCTCCTTGAGGATCTGCAGCCTGTCGCGGTCCGTTTCCTCGAAGCGGCGAACGCCGCGTCGAGGCTGGCCGGGACCGCCGCCACCCTGCAGCACCAGCTGCGTGGCGAGTCGGCATCGTCGAAAGACTCGGCCAGCTGGGCGCAGCGGTTCGGGCAGGCCGCGCTGCAGGCCGCGGGCCAGCTAATCCCGGGCCTTAACGCGCTGCCCCTGATCACGAAAGGACTCGACCACTACGGCGCATCGTCGAGGCTGGCCGGGGACGACAGCGAAACCGCCGCGCATAAGGTCGCCGACCTGTCGGCGCAGCTGCACCGGCTGCTCGACCCCGCGCTCACCGCGTCGGACAATCTGCTGTCGGTCAAAAACGCCGCGCATGACGCGGCGACCGCGCTGCAGCAGTCCGGCGGCCAGACCGGTTACGCCTCGCAAAAGGCCCGGGATGCGCAAGGCGCACTCAACACCCTGATTCACCAGGAAGAACAGGCCGCCGACCAGGCACGCCAGGCCGGGGGAGCATCGGCCGGGTACAAGAAACAGCTGCTCAACAGTCTCGGCCCGCTCGAAGCTGCGGCGCGGCACAATTCCGCGCTGGCCGGTGAGGTGGCCGCGCTGTCGAGGCTGATCAACAACATCCCGACCGAGCACACGACGTATATCCGGACGTTCTACACGACGTCGGGTAACCCGTCCGGGTTCCGGATCCCGGGCGGCCCGCCAGCTGGTGCGGCCGACGGGCCGTCATGGTCGGCCGGTGCAGGCGCGTCGGGCATCACCGAACCCGCGCATCACCCGATGGTGGCGAACGTCACCTCGACGCTTGTCCTCGACGGGCAGGTTATCGACCGGCGGGTGCAGCACGTTGTCGCCGCCCGCGACCGCCGCGCGAAAGTGGGTTACAGGTGACTCAGAAGCTCAACAATGCGCGCGGCGGCACGGCCGGGGCCACGGTCACGACCGGCAATTCCGGCGGCGATTCCGGGGACGCATGGAATACGGTTTCGATCGGGACCGGCGGCGCGCTGACGTTCGACGACACGCACCTGCTGCACATACTGCAGGGCCCGGGCCTGGCCTACGAACTGTCGCTCGGGGCGACGTCGGGCACGGTGCTGGCCGAGTGGACGATCAGCGGCGCGACCCTATATTTCCGGGTCTACCTGTACTTCACCGCGAACCCGGCGGCCGGGATCCGGCCTGTTGCGTTCCGTGCGTCGGCGTCGCTGGCCGCGGCGATCGGGGTGAGCACGGCCGGGAAACTGCAGCTGATCAACGCCGCCAATTCGGTGCAGCAGTCGTTTACCGAGTCGATCCCGCTGAATCAGTGGTTCCGGGTCGAGGGGCAGATAACCGGCAACGCCTCGACCGGCGTCCTGTCGGCCAGCATCTTTAACGACGCCGATTCGGTCACCGCCGACGAAACGCACACCCTGACCGCGCAGAATACGTCGGGCAGTCTCACGCAGATATGGTTCGGGCAGCAGGCGACCGCCGCGAACGTCGGCCCCTACTGGCTCGGCGATATGGGCGTGTCCGACACGGCGCTGCTCGGCCCGTCTTCCCCGGAACTGATCGCGACCGAAGACTCGGCCTACCCGCCGCGGATCAACCTGTCGTCGACGACCATCGCCGTCGATGACGTCGTGACGATTTACCGGGTGGTAAGCGGTGAGCGGACCGCGATCCGGGGCGCCGACGGGGTGACCGCGACCGATACCGGGTTCGTCGTGAACGACGGCGAATACCCGTTCGGCGTGCCCGTGTCGTGGGTGCTGTCGCTGAACGGCGCCGACGCCGCCGAAACCTCACCAGTGACCGTGACGCTTCCCGGCGGCAAGGTCGCTATCTCCGACGCGATCAGCGGCCTGGCCGCCGAGGTCGTCATAACCGCCTGGCCGGACAAGACAGCCGACCGGGCGTCAACACAGTTCACCGTCGGCGGGCGCCTGGTCGTGGTCGCCGCGCCGCGCGGCGGCGCCGTCTCACAGGTCGAGGTACTGACCGAGGCATCGCTCAGCCGCGAAAACATGCTCGACGTACTGAACGGCACCACTGAGGGAATCATCCTTATCCGCCAGCCCGGCGGCTATAACGGGGTCGACGGCACCTACTACGTCACGGCCGACACCGAAGCACGCGCCGCGCAGCAGGGAACCCTCGAACGGCGGCTCTGGACCCTGAACCTCGCCGAGTGTGACGGGTGGGCGCCCGCGCTCGCCGCGGGCGGCTGGACCCTCGCCGACATCGACTCGGCCTACACCGATTTGACCCTCGCCGACCTCGACGGCGACTTTGCGACGCTGCTCGCGATCGCCATTTACGATTGGGGGCTCGGGATCTGATGCTCGACGTCTCCGATACCGCCGCCGCGGTCATGACGACCCGCGGTTACACAATGCGGGTGCGAGCCGAATCGTGGCTCGACGGCGACCAGCTGGACGGCGACGTTCCCGTCGCGGGCGGCACCGAAACCAGTGACGTCACCCTGAACGTCCCCGAAGCTCTGACCCTGACCGTGCCCGCGCTTTACAAAGGCGTGTCCTACGTCCCCGGCCGGGTCGACGACCCGCTCGCGTGCTGGGGGCAAAGGCTGCGGGTCACGCTCGGCGTCGACCTGGCCGACGGGACAGAATGGCTCGGCCGTGGCTGGTTTTACATCACCGGCACAAGCGTGGCCGACGACACCGTGACCGTGGCCGGGTCGGGCCTGTTCGGGTTGCTCGCCGAAGCTCAGTTCCTTTCGCCAGTCACCGCGGCCGGAACCTATGAGTCGATGATCGCGCGGCTGATCGAACCCGCATTGACCGCCGATTTCACCAATGCACCCGATGACGTCTCGATACCGGCGGGTACGGCATGGGACGCCGGGGTTTCACGCCTCGACGCGCTCGGCGAACTGCTCGACGCCTGGCCGGCCGATGCCTACGTCGACCAGGATGGAATAGTCCAGGTCACCGCGGCCGGGGATTCGGCCACGGCCGTGGCCGCCTACACCGACGGCGCGGGCGGGTCGTCGATGAGGTGGGGAACGGGCATCACCCGCGACGGCGCCGCGTCGGTCGTCGTGGCACAGGGCACGACCGCCGCCGGGAATCAGGTCCAGGGCGTCGCCTACGATTACGACCCGGCCAGCCCAACCCGGTACGGCGGCCCGTTCGCCGCGCTGCCGGTCCCGTTTTTCTTCTATTCGCCTCTGCTCGCGTCGGCTGCGTCATGCTCGGCTGCGGCCCGGACGATCCTGGCCCGCCGCCGCCGCCAGGCCGCCCGGAAGATCACCGCGAACGCCGTCCCGAATCTGGCCCTGCAGCCACGCGACGCGATCACGGTCACGGCCGAGAACCTGGGGATCCCGGCCACGCTCGGGGTCGTCGACCAGCTGTCGATGCCGATGACCGCCGACAGCGGCCCGATGGTGCTCGGGGTGAGGCTGCCGTGACCGCTGCGGTGCTGCTCGGCGTCTGCACCGACGTCAAGACGTCGGGCGCGGCGCCGGTCCTCGTCGGGTCGCAGATCGTCTCCGCACAATGCCCGCGGGATCTGACCGTCGCCGCGGGCGACACTGTGACGCTGGTCAAGGCCGGGTCGTCGTTCTACGTGCTGGCCCGCTACTACACGGCGGCCGGGGGAAGCACCGACCCCGGGGCCAGCCCGGTCCCGCCATCGGCGCCCGTGGTGCGGACCGGCACGACCACGTTCCTGCCCCGCCGGACGGCCAGCTGGGGTGACCGGTTCGGGTGGCGCCACGATAACGACGACATCTACCACGGCGAGTACGGCGGGAACGGCAACTACACCGGGTGCGCGTTCTACGGTTTCCAGCTGCAGACCCTCTCCGGTGCGACGGTGCTGTCGGCGACGATGAAAGCGCGGCGGCTGCACGGCGGGGTGTTCGCTGCGCAGGCGACGAACCTGGGGCATGTGACCGAGGCATTCAAGCCGGACGGCGAGCCAACGTTCGGCGGCACGTTCACCGGCCCGGATCTGGCCGTCGGGCAGACCCGGACCGGGATCACGGTGTCGGTGTCGCTGGTGCAATCCCTGGTCGACGGCACCTATCATTCCCTCGGGATCCATGTCGACGGCGGCTCGCCTTACGTGGTGCTCGCCGGGTCGGCCGAGTACGGGGGAGCGTTCGCGCTTACCGTGAGGTGGAGGAAAACATCATGAGTACGACCCCGAACCGCGCCTACCGGTACCCCGCGTCGAGCGACGCCGTGACGATCGCCGACTACTTCTCGAACCTCGCGAACGACGTCGACACCGACGTCGCCGCGATCTTCACCGACTATTTCACCCCGGTCACCGACACCGACCCGGGCACCGTGTCAGCCGGGTTCACCGAAGACGGCAACCAGATCGCGGTTACGCTGCTCGACGGCCACCTCGTGCACATTGTGCTATTCCTGACGCTGACCGCGGTGCTGACCGCGACGACCGGGAACATCGCCGACACGACCTGCTATACCCTCGACGCGGCCTACTGGCCAGACAACGCAGTAAACGCGGTCGTCGGCAACGGGTCGATGACTGGTGAGGCGACGATCGGTTCATCCGGGGTGGTGCAGGTCCGCGCCGCGTCCGACACGATCGCGAACGGCTCGAACATCCGGATCACCGCGACCTATATCAAGTCGTGAAGCGGTGTCCGACATCATCGTCGAGGGCGCCGTCGCGATGTCCCTGCAAACCGTCATGGCCGGGGTCGGGTCGCTGGCGACGGAAATGTCGGCTCTGCGTGGCGACGTATCCCGGGCCTTGACCCGGATCGAGGTGGGCGAGGAACGCCACGCCGCCGCCGCGCTCGCCGTCTCCGACCACGAAGCCAGGATCCGCGCAATCGAGTCGACCGCGCCACGGGAGCATGTCCGCGAAATTGTGCAGCTGCAGGCCCGGATCATGCGTCTCGAACGGTTCCGTTACACGCTGGCCGGTGCGATGCTCGCGCTGCAGGTTCTGATCAGCGTGGCGGCTGTGCTCGCGGTGCAGCTGTAGGGTCCGGCTTCACCTGGGCGACCGGCTGCGGCCACTTCACGACCGGGATTACCTGGGCGCGGACGGCCAGGCCGTAGACGGCGACACCAGCTGCGGCGGCGACCTGCCACGAAAACGGCGCCGTGTGCTCGACGGCGGCCCGGTAAACCATCACCGCGGCGGCCCACACGATCCCGGCTGCAGCCTGAGTCGCCGCCGGTTCGCGGCGGTAGAGCGCGAGCAGCTGGCCCGCGGCGGTCCGGATGGCTTTCACGGGGCGAACCCTACCGGGGTGGTGTGACATCATCCCGGATCCCGAGGTCGAGGGCAGGGAAGGGCCGCGCGAACGCGGCCCGATCTTCCCGTCACCGTCGGCGTCGGTACTGGTCGGCCCGGCTAGCTACGGCCGGGAATGGCGCCCGTGTGCCGCGTACTCGTGGGGTGGGTATCCGGTGGGCCATGCGTGTCACCGGCCGGGCCGCGGCTCGCCGCCAGCGTGCGGCGGCTGTCGCCCCGGGCTCGCCATCCGGGGCAGCGTTGGCTAACCAGCGCGACCTGGGTTTGATCCGGGTGGCTGACCGGACCCCGTGATACGCTCACGAGCAGCGAGCAGTAATGGCGAGCATGAAGCTAACGCCCGGAAGGTGACGCGGAGACGCGACACGCCGGGCGTTAGTCGTGTTACTGGCGGGATCCCGGCCGAAGGTAAAGGGATGGCAAAGTCGCGGTCAAGGCCGCGCAAATCACTCTCGGGCGGCTGTCGGATTATCCGGAGTGTGCGTAGAGTCTGCTGCTATGAAGCAGCTCACTCAGAATGAGGCGCGCGAACTGCTCGACGAGTACAAGCGCGTCACCGAATCGCGCATGGACCGGATCCGCGCCGCGTTGCACGCCGGGCTCAGCCGGACCGAGATCGCCGAACGGCTCGGCCTGCACCGCAGCTACGTTACGGACCTGATTCGCCAGCACGGCATTACCGACGAGGCGCCCGAATGAGGCTGCCCGGGCGCGGGCGCGGGCGCCGCACTGGACCCGATGCGACGCCCGCGCTTACCCGCCCCGTGCGCATCGTACCCCCCGAGATATCGCCGCAGCTGGCCGCCGCTCTGCTCGCCGAATTTGGCTGGCAGCACGGCGATTTTGGCCGGCCAGGCGACGACCTGCACGACCCCGGCAACGAAAGGATCACGCTATGACCCAACCGCTCGCCGACCGGCTGGCCGACGATGACGTCGGCCAGGCCGCCGCGCTCGCCGCCGCCGCCGAAGCCAAAGACGCCCGCGCCCGGGCGCTGCAGGAACGGATCCGGACCATCACCCCGGCGCAGGCCAAAAGCGTGCTCGATTTCATGACCGGCTATGAACCGCTCGGCACCGAACGCGCGCTCGACCTGTTCGCCCCGGCCGACGACCCGGGCGGCTATCCGCCCGACGCCGAAGGTGAGCCGACACGGCTCGGGGCCGGGGGCGCCCGGTGAAGATGAGCAGCGCGCTGCCGAAAGGCGACGCTAACGGGCTCGGCCCGATCGTCCGCGACCTGATCGACGAACCGCACCGGTTCCATGTCGTACTCGCGATCCTCGACTGTTCCAAGGTCACCACCGATAACGACTCCGGTGAAGTGATCCCGACCGCGCGGATCCGGCGTATTGAGGCAATCGCACCGGCCGACCTCAAGACGGCCGAGAAACTGATGCGCCGGTCACTCGAAACCCGGTCCGGCCGGACGGTGCTCGCGCTCGACCTCGAAGACGAGGTGCGGCTTGCGTTCCGGCAGATCGACCCGGCCACGGGTGAGAAGCGCACCGATGATTCAGACGACCGGTAAGCGGCGGCTGCTCGCGATGATGAGTAAAGCGCTGCTCGCGTGGCTGGCCGAACAGAATTTCTGGTGCGAGAAATGCGGGCGCACTCACCCGCTGAGCGAGCACCGCGCTTGCCGCGGCGACGACCCGAAGGAGGACTGATATGGCGCCGCCGACGGGTGACCCGGAGAACGCGCGGGATGCGTTCCTGGCCGCTATGCGCGCGTTCGCTGAACGCCTCGACATCGACATTCACAACGTCGACATTCTTGTCGAGGCTGGCACCGTGACCGAGCAGGAAGGGGACGAACTGCGCGCCCGGATGGCTGGTGAACGCGACCGGGTGAACGAAATCGTCGAGGAATTCAGCCGGTTTCGATGACCACGGGCGCCCGCTGAACCGCGCCCGCAGCTGGCGATGGTGGCGCGGCACATGAAAGGCGAGGAATTCCGGCGGGCGATGGGCCGCCAGCTGGCCGCCAATGCGTCGGCCCGCCGGAACCTCCGCGGCAAACGTCCGGCCGGGCTCGGCCGGATTGACACAGCACGGGCAGGATACGCCCGGGCGGAAAGGAACGGCACCGATGACGACAGGCACGACAGCGCGGAGCGGCACGGTGGGAGTACCCGCGCTGAAAGCGGCACGGGCCGCGCAGCTGGCCGGCCAGATCGACCGGTCGGCGATGAGCGGCCTGCACCAACAGGGCGTGTCGCTGCTCGAACTGGCGTGGATATTCGACGCCAGCGTGACCGACGTGCAAACCGAACTGAGGAGCAAAGCATGACCGACGAACTGTCGATCGATTATGCGTGGGCCAGGCCAAAGCCGTCCGCGATCGCCGCGGCCGGGTATGCCGCAGTGTGGCGTTACCTGTCGAACGACCCGAGTAAAAACCTGACGCTGGCCGAACGCGACGCGCTGCTCGCGGCCGGGCTCGGCATTGGGCTGGTGTGGGAGACAACGGCGCAGCGGTCACTTTCGGGCGCACCCGGGGGCGTGTCCGACGGCAGGATCGCGGCCGGGCAGGCTAAGGCTCTGGGCATGCCCAAAGGCGCACCGTTGCTGGTCGCTATCGGAGACTTTGCGGCGACCGGCGGCGAACTCGGCGTCATCCACGACTACTACTACCACTGGCGTCAGGCGACCAGCGGCTATGCGACCGGCGCCTACCTGACCGGCTATATGGCCAACGAACTGTATGTGCGTGGCGCCCGCGGCCTGTTCTGGCAAAACGCGATGGACGACCAGGGCGCCAAAGGCTCGGTCGTCTCGAAGCACGCGCACCTTTACCAGCGGGTTAAGCACACCCGGCCGGTGATCAAGGGTTCCAAGGTCGCCGACTATGACGAGAACATCACCGTGAACGGCGCCTCGGTCCCGTGGTGGCGCAAAGTGTCGGCTCAGCGGTTCATCGCCGACGGCCGGTCGACGATCGAGGAACTGGCCGCGCGGCACGGCGTGAGCATCGCCGCGCTGATCGAGGCCAGCATCGCGAACCTGAGCACGGCCAACAAAGCACGGCTCATGAAGTCGATCACGCCGCCATCGGGCCAGCCCTACTGGATTCCGTGACCCGTCCGCGGCGACCGCCGCGGCTGCGGCACTGGCGGCACAAACCAATCACGCTGCCGCGGGAAGGGCGCTGGTACAAGTACCGGTGCGCGATCTGCGGCCACGGCTGGTATCAGACGAAACCGAACAGGAGAGCACAATGAGCGGAATACACCGTAACGACGAGGGACCGATCCTGCCGCAGCTGCGGCCCGTGGCCGGGCGCCTCCCGGCCATGCACGCCGCCGGGCCACGCTGGCCGGTTGGCCTGATCGTGGCCGCGCTGCTGCTCGCCGCGCTGCTCGCGGCCGGGGAAGTGATGACGCTGACGTTCATCGTTCACCATCACGCGCTGCCCGCATGGCTCGCGGCGACCAGCCACGACGCATCCCTGCACCCGCTTGGATGAGTAAAGCATGGTCGAAAGGGAGCACCCGCGCATGGAGGAAAGTCCGTGCGCGGGTGCTCGCGCGTGACGGGTACCGGTGCAGGCTGCAGCTGGCCGGGGTCTGCACCACCGTGGCCACGCAAGCGCATCACGTACTCGGCCGGGCCGTGACCGGGGACGACCCGGCGTACTGCGTTGCGTCGTGCCAGCCCTGCAACGTGGCGATGGGGGATCCTGTTGAGCATGGCGACCCGGACCCGGTACGGCCGACCAGCTGGTGACGCAGCAGTAAGACGTATGTGCAGCGCAGTGACCGGTCACCTGTTCCCGTTTTTTCCCGTGGCCGCTCCCCCGGCCAC